TGGGTGGCTACCCGTAGAACGAACTACATAAGAACGTTCAAAAACCCTACTGGTGAAGAAGTCCTACGAGATTTGGCTCGCTTCTGTCGAGCCAATAAATCGACCTTCCATTCTGACCCGCGTGCACACGCGGTGATGGAGGGTCGTCGCGAAGTTTGGCTTCGTATTCAGCAACATCTGAATCTGAGCGATGCTGAGCTTTGGGAGTTATATCAACCGAGAGGAAACCCCGTAAATGAGTGAAGGTGAAAATGGCGATGGGACTGGTGATGGCACTGGTGGTGCTGGAAGCGGTAATGGCGAAGGTGCTGGCGATTGGCTGACTGGTCTCGATGACGGTCAACGAGCGGTTGCTGAGAACAAAGGCTGGACTGGACCAGCCGATGTCATCAACGGATACCGTGAACTCGAATCGTTCCGTGGTGTCCCGGCAGACCGACTGCTGAAGCTACCAGACCCTTCGAGCGAGAGTCCTGATGACTGGGCACACGTTTACACCGCGCTTGGTCGTCCCGAGAACGTCGATGGGTATGAGCTTGCTCTGCCAGAGGGTGTAGAGCTAAGTCAGCCGCGTGTCGATGCGTTCAAGCAAAAAGCGTTCGAGATTGGTCTGAACAGCAATCAGGTGAACGCGCTCGCAGCGTGGGACTCTGAGTTCATGACTGGCATCACTGGTCAGGCGAACGAGCAAACGAAGCTCCAGGCGCAAGAAGATGTTGCTGCCATGCGCAAGGAGTGGGGTGCCGCGTTCGACCGCAAGGTGGGTCAGATGGACGCTGGTCAAGCCGCGTTCGGCATCAGTGGTGAGGAAGTCGAGCGGATGGACCAAGTGTTTGGTCGCAAGCGCACGATGGAGATGCTTGCCAACATCGGTGCTCGCATGGGTGAAGACTCGCTCGATGACGTGCGTGGTGGGGGTGGTGACGGCAAGTTCAGCGGCATCTCACCGTCTGAAGCTGACGAGAAGCTTCGTGGCTTGCGCATGGACGATTCGTTCATGACCAAGTACAAGGCGGGCAACCCGGATGCCGTGGCGCAGTTCGACTCACTGATGCGGTTGAAGCATGGTGGATAAGCCTGAGATACGCCTTGAGCTACTGAAGCTCTTGGTACCCACCGCGTCCAAGGTTGAGATGAATGATGCAACCAAGCTCATCGAGAAAGCGACTGCTCTCGAAGCATGGGTGCTTGCATCTGACCAAAAAGGTGGGCAGAATCGCCGGTCAACCGGCAAGCGCGGCGACAACTCGGGTGTAGATGACCTTACCTGAGCCGCCATAACCCGCAAGCCATTCGGCCCCGCTCCATGCGGACAAGCCAGCTAAGCAGCCAGCCTAGCTGGCTTAGTTGAAACACACATGGAGCGGAGGCCGATATGGCTTTTGAAATTCCCTCACACTTTGCAGAGTCGTTCACTACCAACGTAGAACTGCTCCTGCAAGAACGCATCCCAGTCATGCTGATGGGTGCAAACATGGCTAACTACCAGGGCAACAAGTCCGCACAGGTAGTCAAGCAATTCGGTGAAGTCGAGTTCGAGGAAAAGACCACTCGAAACGGTGACACCAACTTCGCAGAAATCGAGCACAAGCAACGCTGGGTTTTCCCGACCGACTTCACCTTGGCACTGCCGGTGGACAAGGAAGACGAAATCAAGATGTTGAACTCGCCTATCTCGCCTTACGTCGAGGCGATGCGCGCCGCGTGGGCACGCAAGGCGAACACCATCTGCCGTGATGCGCTGCTGGGTTCCGCAAAGACCGGCGACAACGGTGGTACCACGACCGCGTTCGACACCACGAACAACCAGATTGCTTCGGGTTCGACTGGTCTGACCATCACCAAACTCCGGTCGGCACTCGAAATTCTGCGCGCCAATCATTCACTCGACAATCCGGGCGTCTCTCTGCACTTCGCTTTGATGGCAGAACAGATGACCGACCTGCTCGAAACCACGGAAATCACTTCGTCCGACTACAACACCGTGAAGGCACTGGTGAACGGCGACGTGAACACGTTCCTGGGTTTCAACTTCCACCACTACGAATCGCTCGGTGTCGATGGTTCTTCCGACCGTCGTTGCATCGCGTGGACTTCAGATGCTCTCACGTACGCAACGTGGAACAACCCGGAAACGAACATCGGGCCGCGTGCTGACAAGAACTATCTGACGCAAGTTCACATGGCATTCACTGCCGGTGCGACTCGTACGCAGGAAGGCAAGGTAGTCGAAGTTCTCTGCACCGAAGCGTAAGCAACGGTTCTGAGTCTCTGACTGATTCAATCAACGGTACTTAGGGAGAATCACTCATGGCAGTGACTACTCAAGAATCCACTCAGTACGCCAACATCAATTCGTCACCTCCGACGATTCAAGATAAGGCAACGCTGGGTGGTCGCGTGAAGGTCGCATACTTCGTTCATGACCAGTCTGGTGTCGGCGATGCCGGTTCCAGTGTCGCGGTCGCGAAGCTTCCGGCTGGTCGCGTTCGTGTGCTTGGTCCGATGTCGAGCTTGTACGTCAACTGGACGGCAGCAGGCGCAGACATGAACGTGGGTTGGGACGCACACACCGACTTCGGTGGGACTGCGGTCGCCGCTGACCCTGATGGCATCGACTCGGCAATCGACGTGGACGCTGCGGGTTATCAGACGCTGGGCAATGCGCTCGCTGCGACTGGTGGCACCAAGTTGTTCGAGTCGAAAGAAGGTGTTGTCATTCGATGCACTTGTGTGCAAGCACTGGCTGATGGCGACGACGTTGCGGGTTACATCGCGTACGTTGACGACTAAGCATTAGCTGAACGGTCTACGGGGGGCCACTTGGCTCGTTCAGGGCGGCTCGGAGTTATCTGAGTCGCCCTTTTTTTCTTCTGGAGCAAATCATGGCGAAGTTCCATATTGATGCTGCGGTCACGGAGTCGAAAGATGACTTCACTGTGACCGGCAGTGCGACAGTAACTGGAGCAGTACGGTTGGCGTGGGATGACAGCATCGTCAAGTCCGACCTACTGAACCTCATCGACCGCATTCGCGACAAGGTTCGCGAGGACTTGGCAGACACCTAATGGCAAGCAAGATTGAGATTTGCAACCGGGCATTGCAACTTCTGGGTGCGAACTCAATCGCATCGCTGACTGCCAATTCAACGGAAGCGCGGGAATGCTCCCGCGCTTTCGACATTGTGCGTGATGCGGAATTGAGAGAGCACCCTTGGAGCTTCGCGCGCAAGCGTGTGTCACTGGCGGCATCGTCAACCACACCAGCGTTCGAGTACGCCAATGCCTTCCCGGTACCCAGCGACTTCATTCGACTCAAGCTGGAGAATCGCTCACAGGTGCCTGTTGATTGGCAAGTTGAACAACATTCGACTGGTGAGCTTGCCATCATGACTGATGACGGCGCACCGCTGAAGATTGTGTACATCGCACAGGTGACAGACACCGAGTTGTATGACCCGCTGTTTACCGAGGCACTTGCTGCACGGCTGGCAGTTGAGATGTGCGAGAAGATTACCCAGTCGGCACAGAAGCGGCAGATGGCTCAGCAGGAGTATATGAACAAGATTGCTGCCGCCAAGCGCGTCAACGCAATCGAGCGTCCTCCGATTGTGGGTGACGAGTCGCCTTGGGTCACTGCACGGAGATAAGTCGTGGCACGTTTCGCAGCACTTCAAAAAGCATTCAACGCGGGACAGTGGTCTCCGTTCCTTGACGCACGTTCTGAGATTCAGAAGTATCCGCGTGCGTCACGACTGATGGAGAACTTTGTTCCGCTTGTGCAGGGACCGGCGACGTTTCGACCTGGGTTTCGATTTGTTGCGCGCGTGAAAGACGCGACTGGGATTCAACGGTTGATTCCGTTTGAGTTCAGTGTCACTCAGGCGTACGCGATTGAAATGGGGGATTTGTATCTTCGGTTCTTCGCGAACAACGGCAGCATCCTCGAAAGCAGCCAGAACATCACAGGCATCACGCAAGCCAGTCCTGGCGTGTTTAGCGTAGCGGCGCATGGGTTCAGTGTGGACGATGAAGTCCTCATCGAGTCGGTCGGCGGCATGACCGAAGTCAACACCAAGCGGTACAAGGTCAACACTGTTCCCAGTGCCGGTACCCTC